GAAATGCATGCCCTCGTCCCAGTTGATCTAGTATCGATGTTTATTACAGAGGTTTAAAAAACAATGACTACAATTTCAGATATGCAAACACTTACAAACCAATACCAAAATATTGTAAATACTTTAACTTTTATAAAACAAACGATAGTTATAGCGCAGAGCCAAGGGCAAGCGTTATACGCAAACCCGAATTTACCGACTCTCTACCCGAATAGTTACGCGGCTTTTCAATCGTTTCTATTAACAGTGCAAACAGCAGTCCAAACCTGCTTGCAAAGTATACCGGCTATACCACCTCTGAACGGCTAGCGTTTACTGTGTGGAAAATATATACTCGTATTTTATTATTTTTGGAGAAAGAAATGATAACTGTAAAGCTGAAAGATTTAATCGCAGGATCTCAATCGTTGATGAGACTGTCGCAAATGAAAGTGCCTGTTCTTGTTTCTTACGAAGTATCTAAAGCAATTATACAAATGCGTAAAGAATTAGAAGTATATGAAGAAGTCAGAATAAAATTAGTGAAAGAACTCGGCGTAGAAAATAAAGAGACAAGACAATTTGATATATCTCTTGCTCCTGTTGAAAAGCAAAATGAATTTTACGAATATATCAACACGATAATCGACAAAGAAATAAATATAGACATTAATACTATAGCTAAAGAAAGTCTAAGTAACGATAAAAATCAAGTCGAAATAGAACCTGTGATTTTAGCCGACCTGAATTTTATGATTAAATAAAATAGTATGCCGATACCTTTTGAGTTCGATTTTAGAAAACCGGATTACTCAAAAGTTTTCAGATGGCGTCTTGCGAGATTAAAAGAAATTCGTAGGACGCCACAATTAACCACAATGTATAAGACGTATTATAAACAAAATCCCGCGCAATTTATTATAGATTGGGGTGTTACGCACGATCCTCGAAATATTGAAATAGGTCTTCCCGCTGTTATTCCGTTTTTATTATTCCCTAGACAAGAAGAGTGGGTTAACTGGTTTTTAATGCGTTGGAAAAGTAGAGAACCGGGACTTACTGAAAAATCGAGAGAGATGGGTCTGAGTTGGTTATTTGTAGCTGTATCGGCAGTCATGTGTCTTCTTTACAATAGTTTAAGCGTAGGGTTCGGATCTCGTAAAGAAGAGTACATTGATAGTCGAGGTGATCCGAAATCTCTATTCTACAAAGTGCGGCAATTCATTTCACATTTGCCCAAAGAGTTTCAAGGTGGATGGGATGAAAGAAAACATGCACCGTACATGCGAATATTTTTCCCTGAAACGGGTTCAGTTATTACGGGAGAAGCAGGGGACAATATTGGAAGAGGCGATAGAACCTCATTTTATTTTGTAGATGAATCTGCATTCTTACCGCGTCCTCAACTTGTCGAAGCGTCACTCTCAGCTACGACTAATTGTCGGCAAGATGTATCAACACCGCACGGCATGAATAATCCGTTCGCGCGTAAACGTTTCGGGGGTAAAGTAAATGTTTTCACATTTCACTGGCGTGATGATCCGCGCAAAGATGAGGAATGGTATCGAAAAAAATGTTACGAAATTGATGACCCCGTGGTCATCGCGCAAGAGATAGATTTAAGTTATAGCGCCTCGATCGAAGGTATTGTTATTCCTGCGCATTGGGTACAAGCAGCAGTAGATGCACATTTGAAACTCTCGCTAAAACCAACCGGTGTGAGAATACTTTCACTCGACGTGGCGGATGAAGGACGGGACAAAAACGCTGTTGCAGGACGTTATGGTTTTTTACTAGAGCAAGTCGAGGAATGGTCGGGAGTTAACGGAGATTTGTTCAAAACGACAGAAAAAGCAATGGAAATAGCGCAAGTACACGATTACGAATCTGTGATGTATGACGCGGATGGCCTCGGAGCAGGTATTCGGGGCGATGCACGTGTGATAAACGAATCTCGAAAACATAAAATAAAATTCGAACCATTTCGCGGCTCAGGCGCAGTCGTCGACCCAAAAGGAGATCCGTTTAAGCAGAAATTTTCAAATTCGCCAGAAACGGCCAGGGGACGCACTAACGAAGATCTATTTAAAAATTATAAATCGCAGTCGTGGTGGGCGTTGAGGCGTAAATTTCAAAATACGTATCGTGCTATATATGAAAAAATGGAAATAGACGAAAACGATATCATATCGATATCTAGCGCTATACCGGGATTGGGTGATTTAATAGTGCAGCTCTCGCAACCTACGTACAGCACAGACAATGTCGGCAAGATTGTCATAAATAAAATGCCAGATGGTTCTAAGTCGCCAAACAAAGCGGACGCTGTTATGATAGCTTTTTCACCTACAAAAAAATTAAGAGGTTTTTTTAGTGCTGAAGGATTTTCTTAAAAGATTTAAAAAAGTAGAGCCGAAAGTTGAAGTGAAACACGAGCCTCGTCGCCCGATTTTTACGACCGACACTATCAACTATAGCGATAAATCCGAAGAAATAAGAATCGCTTTCGACAGAAATTTAGAGCATTCCGTGCACCCCCTCTCAAAAACTTCATTTTCTATGGACAATCAGGTAAATGTCAAAGCACCCTTTTACGGCAATAACGTAATTCCGCAAGGGCAAATGTTGTGGTTTGCGAATCAGACTTTTATAGGATGGCAATTGTGCGCGATGATCGCTCAGCACTGGCTTGTTGATAAGTGTTGCGCGATGCCCGCAGATGATGCTATTCGAGCCGGATTCGATATCACAGTAAATGATGGCAAAGAAGTTGATACCGAAATACTGGATGAAATAAAAAAATTAGATATAAAGTATCGCCTCAACGCCAACATGAAAGAATTTATAAAACTAGGACGTGTGTTCGGCATTCGAATTGCGATGTTTAAAGTCGAATCCGACGATCCAGAATATTATTTCAAACCGTTCAATCCTGATGGTATAGCGCCTAATTCATACCGCGGGATTTCACAGATTGACCCTTACTGGATTTCCCCGCAATTAGATCCGGCGTCCGCTGGCGACCCATCCAGCGTCCATTTTTATGAGCCGACTTGGTGGAATGTTGCGGGTAAATTGATTCACAGAACGCACTTAGTTATCTTTAAAACAGATGAAGTAGCGGACATTTTAAAACCGGCGTACATTTACGGCGGCATCCCAATTCCACAAAAAATAGCAGAACGTGTATTTGCAGCAGAACGCACAGCGAACGAAGCGCCGATGCTCGCACTTACGAAACGAACTGACGTCATCAATATCGATACTTCGCAGTTCGTCGCGAATCAACCCGTACTCGCATCTACTTTAGAAAAATGGGCATACTATAGAGATAATTACGGCGTTAAAGTGCTAGGCTTAGATGAAAAGATGGAACAATTTGATACGTCTCTTGCAGAATTAGACGCAGTTATTATGACACAGTATCAACTCGTTGCAGCAGCTGCGAACGTCCCCGCTGTGAAATTACTCGGAACCACCCCCAAAGGGTTCAACTCAACGGGCGAATATGAAGAGGCAAGTTATCACGAAATGTTAGAAAGCTTGCAAGCAAATAATTTAACCGAATTCGTTAACAGACACCACTTAATATTGATGAGATCAGAAATTTCGCCGAAATATGGAATTGAGCCCTTTGAAGTTGAAATCATGTGGAAACCCTTGGACGCGATGACTTCGAAAGAATTAGCAGAACTTAATAAATTGAAAGCAGAAACAGCGCAAATACTAACAAATTCGGGTGCGATAGACGGATATGACGAAAGACAACGATTAATACTCGATCCAGAAAGTGGTTATACCGGGATGAACGAAGATGACATCATCGAAACGACAGAAGCAGAAAACGAAACTAACGAAAACGAAAGCAAAGTGGGTCGCGAATAGGTCAGTTGTTCTTCGCGGGCATACGCTTCAGTATAATGCTTCACTGCAAATGAAGTATAAAGCGGCTATTTTAAAATTAGTTCGTCAGATGGTTCTTGAAACAAAACATGAGATTACTAATCTGTTTAAAAGTGATTTATCAAAAGAATTTTTTATGAAACAAAAGAAAATGGCACAAGATGCGAGTTTAGCAAGTCGGGCAAAGATACTAACGAATTATTTAACTGAAAAATTCTCAAAACTATTCTCATTGAAAGCTAAACCTTTAGCTCAATCGATGCTATCGAATACTGTTAAGTTAAGTAAATCTAATTTGCACATGAGTTTAAAAGAATTGAGCGGCGGCTTATCTATAAATACGGGCGCAGTGCCGGAAGGCATGGAAGATATTGTAAAAGCGGGAATTGCTGAGAACGTAGCACTAATAGAATCACTTCCGCAAAAATATTTCAATGATATCACTGGATCGGTAATGAGATCGATTACGACCGGCGAAGGCGTCAAGTCACTCACAGAGGATCTTAGCAAGTATAGCGAGATAAGTTTAAATCGTGCAAAACTAATGGCGCTTGATCAAACACGAAAAGCGTATAATACTGTGAATAAAATCCGAATGATAAACGCGGGTTTTAAAAAATTTGAATGGATACACAGCGGGGGTGGACAGTTCCCGCGCGAATCGCACAAGAAAATAAATGGCGAGATTTTTAGTTTTGCAAATTTAGAAGAAGAGCAAGCAAAATTAGGTGTGCCGGAAGCAGATCGTGGAATTCCGGGGCATCCGATAAATTGTTTTACCGGATCAACTCAAGTATCGCTTGCTAACGGTTGTGCTAATGTGTGGCGGTATAAGCATGTCGGAAAAATTATTACTTTCTATATAGGCGGCATCAGGAGTTTCACTTCTACAATTAATCACCCAATACTCACGCAGCGAGGGTGGTTGAGAGCGGATGAAATTAAGGAAGGTGATTATCTCGTTAGCAGCAAATTTGAAAACATCAATAGAATTGAAAACAAAGAAACAAACAATATACCCACTTTTAATGAGATATTTGATTCTATCGAAGGGGTAAGAAGTGTTGAACTTTCGGCTAAATTTAACTTCCACGGCGACATTCCCGAAGACAATGTCGATAGAATAGTCCCCGCAGGTAGTTTGTCGAACAGGTTCGAAACCACTGGTATTCAACAGCTCGAAAATCTGGTTTTCGCCTTGACCAATGTCGTACGATATCCGAGCGGTTTTAGCTTTGATCCCGAGATTTTCGAGTCTAGCTGCACGTGCAGATTTAGACAAAGCGATCCGTTGATCAGCAGTGAGCTTCGACATACGAATGATATTTGCTTTACTTGCATTTCTGAGAAGAATACCGTTTTCGCTCAAAATACGGTAAATAACTTGTCTGCTAGTATCCCAATCTTTCGCCAACTTTTGGCAGCTTGTCCCGCGACTATAACTATCGCAAATATCCTGGGAGAAGGAATTAATCACTCGTTGCTTTTGGGTTGCGGGGCAGACATAATTAAATCGGTGCTTAAGTGCTCTTGCGAGATGATTGGGGCTTGTACGCGTGTTATCGCAGAAAGTGCGTATTGTCATTCCCCCATTCAAACATTTTTTCGCGTAGATAAGAAAATCATCAGTGAATTTTCGGGACATGTTTATACTCTTGAAAGTAATAACGGATGGTACAACGTAGCATCTACAGAAATAATAAGCAAGAATTGTAGGTGCACTCTACGGCCAGTTTTAGATTTTACGGAGTAAAGATATGCCGCTTAAAAAAGGGAAAAGTGACAAGACACGCTCGGACAATATCGCTGAGCTTGTTAGAAGCGGTTATTCAGAAAAACAAGCCGCTGCAATAGCGTATTCAGAGCAACGCGAATCTAAAGACGGTGATAACGGTAAAACTTTTAAAATATATGATCGAGAAAATACCATGAGCGCACGCGAAGAAGATATAAACGGTTGGATTGAAATACAAGGAAATCCTATTAGTAAAGTCGGCGTATTTCCGTATATGGGGCATCAAATTGATCCTTCTCTTGATCCCGATAAAATTTACAACGTATATCGTCCCGAAAGCGAATTATCAAACCCTGAAACGATTGACTCATTTAAATTAGTTCCGTGGACTGACGAACACGAAATGCTGGGCAAAGAATCAGACGGATTAATGCCCGCTGAGAAAAAAGGTATACATGGTGTGATCGGACAAGACGTGTATTTTGAAGACGGATATTTAAAAGCGAACCTAAAAGTATTTTCAGAAAAATTAGCGAAACTGATAGACAGTGAAAAAAAAGAGCTATCTATCGGCTATAGGTGCTTGTATGAATTACGACCAGGGGTGTACAATGGCGAAAGATACGATGCTATACAAAAAGAAATTCGTGGAAATCACTTAGCGTCAGTTCCAGAGGGACGTTCGGGGAAAGATGTTGCAGTACTGGATCATTTTAAATTTACGCTAGATTCAAAGGAGCTTAAGAACATGGCAGATAAAGAGTACGAAAAAGATTTAGATAAGCAAGAAGAAATTCAAGACGAGGAAATGTCTCTTTCTGAATGCGTGAACATGGTTAAGGAACTTGCTAAAAAAGTCGAAGGCATGATGAGTGCAAAAGACGATGAGAACGAAGAGCTTTCAGAGAAAGCCGCACACGAAGGTGATGCAGAAGAAAGTAATAGCCGAAAAGATTTTGTGACTAAAGCAAATATTGAGGGCGATGAAGACACTTCTCGTGAAGAAGAAATGTCACAAGAAGATAAGAAAGGTCGCGGCATGGACACTAAAAGTTTGCTTCGCGAAATCTCATTACGAAATAATTTAGCTGATCGTTTGTCGCGGCATATCGGAACGTTTGATCACGCGGATTTGACATATAGCGAAGTAGCTAAGTATGGGATTCGAAAATTAGGATTAAATTGCAAAAAAGGCCAAGAGTCTGCAATGCTTGAAGGGTATTTAGTCGCAGCAACTAACGCTAAAGTAGTTCCGTTGCACGCAACTGATGAGAAAATTGCATCGTCAGGTGTTGACGCGTATTTGAAAAGGAGTAAATAACGATGGGTTTTCAATCAACTGTGAGTTTAGTGCAAGGCTTCGGCGTTCCCGGCGAACAATTCAGCGACAGTCCATGGAGAGCACAGAGTTTCTCTATCAACTCAGCGAGTGCCGCTTACAATATAATCGGTGCGACAGCATGTACAGTGACATCACAAGGTGTTTGCCAAGCCGGTAGCGGCGGCACGCTAGGCTATGCAGGTATTCTTGCAGCGCCGAAAGAAGTTGCGTTGTTCGGTACGAGCGGTTCGCCTTTATCTCCTACTTTGACTGTTCCCAATTTTACACAAATTGAATGTATGACGATGGGTCAGATAATTGCAACTTTGCCTGCGTCTGCAAGCATCGGCGACTGGGTCATATTCGATAACACCACAGGTGCGCTTTCAACTGTTGCGCCGACTACTTCTCTTCCAGGCGGTAAATCGTGGGCATATGCAGTAGTTGATAACTTTACAGTGACTGCCGCGAGCGGAGTTGCGTTAGCAGTTCTTACTCTAAACCCAGGCATTGGCGTTCCGACCTAATCATTTTAAGGATGAAAAAATATGTTAAATAGACGCGAAGAGGGGCACTACATTTCTCCCCGAAAAATCCATGCATATGACGATTTTGATGTTAAAGAATATCGAGGTTTAAAAAAACTCGGTATTAATTTAACTGATGGGTCAGTTAGACAGCTGATGGAAAGACACAAGTATGCAGCGGATACTTTGCAACCAACTGTCACAGTTGGAAGCATCGGCACACCAGTGCAATTTTTACAAAATTGGCTTCCTGGTTTTGTATTTATTGTGACTGCTGCGCGAAAAATAGATAACTTAGTCGGGATGATGATAAGCGGTTCTTGGGAAGATGAACAAGTAGTCCAAGGCGTTATGGAGCGCACGGGTTCTGCGGTACCTTACGGTGACACAACCAATGTGCCCATGGGCAGCTGGAACGTAAATTACGTGTATCGATCCGTTGTGCGATTCGAAGAAGGTTTAAAAGTAGGGAATTTAGAAGCAGCACGTGCAGCACGTCAGTTAGTAGACGATGCAGGCATGAAACGTGAAGCAGCTGCACTGTCTTTAGAAATCATGCGTAATAACACCGGTTTTAACGGTTTTAACGGCGGTAATAACTTGACATACGGATTTTTAAATGATCCGAATGAACCCGCGTATGTGCAAGTTGCGACAGGCGCTAATGGTTTTACTTGGTCTGTTAAATCGTTCTTAGAAATTTGTAACGACATTCGTACTGCGATTCAAACATTACGTAACAATTCACAAGATACGATTGATCCGGAAAATGTCGATTTAACTTTAGCAGTTGCAACAGGTTCTGTTGACTATTTAACGACTGTTACTGACTTTGGTATTTCTGTTAGAGACTGGTTGACAAACGCGTATCCGCGTTGCCGTGTTGAATCTGCACCTCAGCTTAATGCTGCGCATTCTTCGGATAATGTTTTTTATCTTTACGCAGAGCAGATTAACGACATGTCCACAGATGGCGGCCGAACCTTTTTACAAGTTGTGCCTACCAAGTTTCAAGTTTTAGGTGTGCAGCAACTTGCTAAGGGATACGAAGAAGATTACTCAAATGCGACTTCAGGCGTAATGTGTAAACGTCCGTACGCTATGGTTAGATACTTTGATATCTAAAACATGAGGTGCTAGATGACATTCTATGTTTATTCGAAAGCGGATAGTGATTCATACTATTGTAAGTATGCTAAAGATCGTATCGAGAAAAAGGTATTGATCAAAGCAGGCTTCGACGTAGATAAAAAAAGATATAAAGAAGGCGTCTTAACGATTGTCAGTGATGAAGACATGGTAATTTTAAAAGACAATAAATCTTTTATGCGACATGTTGAGAACGGTTTTATCACTTATTCTAAAGAGAGTCCGGAGAAAGAATTATGACATACTACGTGTGTTCAACCGCAACTAACAGTACTTACTATTGCATGTATTACCCGACCGAAAAAGGTCAAGGTCTTAATCGCATTCAAATAAG